TTGCATCGGTGAGTTCCACTGACCGAACGTCTTCCAGCTTGGCCAGTGTCTTCAGCATCTCGATGGGGTCATGGGCTTGTGCTACGCAGGTGAGGTGGATGTCTCCATCTCCGTGGATGACCTTGAGGTTGTCTTTGGTTCGATCCCTTAAAACGCGGATGGTCCGCCCCTCGGAGAGACGGACCACCTTGATCGATTCCACTAATGGAAACGAATGTCTGGTCATATTAACTTGTTGCAGTGCGGACAGGTTTTGATTTTACGGAATTCGATTGGCTGAATCCCGGCCCACGCACAGAGATCGTGGTAACTTCGCAGCCCGAAGTTCTTGTACTTGAACGGTCGAACGTCACCGGACTTGATCATTGTGATGAGTGTCACGGGGTTGTTGACCTTAAGCTGAGTCATCAGCTTGGTATTGCGAACGCTGAGTCCGTTGGTCCACAGGTTCTTGGATTCCTCCTGCCTATTGTGAGCTTTGAGGACCTGATGAACACGTTGCTTGGACATCTTGAGGGTATCCCCGATGACTTGGTAGGTGAGACCTTGCTTACGGAGTTCGGTGACCTTCTCGATTGATTCTGTTAGTTTCACTTTTGGTTTACGTTTCTTCTTCGTGGGTGCTGTGACTACCGGAGCGGGAGTTGGATTGCTCGGTATCGTTTGTTCGCTTTGTGGCACTGCACGCACAGACCGGTCTGAACTGTGCAGCCGCAGCCCAAGCAAGCGGCTAACTCGTGACATAACTGTTTCCATCGTTGTAGTTCCTCTATCGTTTCTTTGTTTTGGTTTTGCTGTTCTTGCGAATGTACCATACGCATGAAATTGAGATCTTATATTTGGCCGACAATTCACGGAGCGTGTAGGTGTGATGCTCCTTGAGGATGGCGGTCTTGATCTCGTCCGGGATCGCCAGCCACCGCCTCTCGATCCGAGGGCTCGGATCTTTGAACGGCTTGACGACGCCCACCATCCGCTCCATTGCCTCCTTGGTCAATCCGAATCTTGCCAGTGTACTCATTTTTCAGTTGGTTGATTTCACGCTCCAGGTTTCGAGCGAAGTCGGGCCAGAGCGCGAGGCGATCTTTGAGCCAGAACTCGACGTATGCATCGGTGCGCGGGGTATCGCTCATGGTTTTGGTTCCACCGATATGAAGTATCCTCCGTCATACAGCGGGCTTTCTGGGTCGCAATGTGCGTTTCTGTGACTTGCGTCGGAATCAGCGTTTTCTTTTTCCCATCCATGGATGTGGTGACGCTTACAGAACGGGCACCATACTTGGATCGTGTCGTTGTCGTTTTGTCTTCTGGTGACCTTACCAACCAGAATTGGGTATGCTTTTTTGTTCCAGCGTTTCATGGTTTCTCGGTAGTAAGTGACTTGATGTATCGGTTTCTCTCAGCCGGTTTGGCGTCGATGATGTACTGCAAAGCACCGCAAGCGTTCAGGCTGGTCGTGTGTTCCCAGTCGTCCTTCTTGTCGTACAACTCATGCCATCGCTCGTTGGGTACGACGACAATCTGGCCGGTTCGCTTGTGACGGAACACGAATGCGGCTGGTCCGATTGGGATGTTCATTCCTCCTCCCTCATCTTTCCGGTTGCTTTATCGACCACACCTAAAGCGATGGCGTTGAAGAGGTGGACGAATCCGCATTGAGCGCAGATAACTTGAACAAACGGAATGTGTCCTGCGCCCTGAATCAGTGCTGCCGGTATTCCATCGTTGTATTCTGTTGTGTCGATTACAGTGTCTAAATTGAGCTGCTTGTGTCCGCAGAATAAGCAGCATCGTTTTACCGGCAAACCGTTGATTGCATTAAAAAGCACTCTCTTGTGTCCTTCGGTTAATTTCATCGTCCCTCCAACCATTTCTTGAGGTCGTCCAACTCGTTCACTTTGGCTTCGAGTTCTTTGATGCGCTTGTTCGCTCCAGCCAGTTGCCTCTCTAGCTGACGGGCGAAGCCAGCCTTCACGAAGTGCTGGAACGCCACGGTGACAACCGGCTGTCGGTCTGTGCGCGGGGTTTTACTGACGACCATTTTGTTGGCGTTAACAAGATGGCTCACAGCTTGGCCTCCTTGGCTTTGTTTCTATTTTGATTGATGAAGCTAATTGGATTTGCTGAAAGCGTCTGCTTACCGCAATGGATGCATTTCCATTTTCTTTTAACATTGAATGCAACGTCCCAGTGAGAATGTGAGCCATGGAAACTGTCGTTTAGCGGTTGCCAATAATGAGAACACGCAATTCCAAGAAACCGTTTGAGTATCTTTCCAATACAATTCATTGCGCTCACAGCTTGGCCTCCTTGGCTTCTGTCCAAATTCTCACTCGGGCCGCATATTCAAAGGGGTAGATTGCTTCATCCCCCGCCTCCTCCAGCCGCTTGATGCGGTCTTGAAGCCGCAGGTTTTCTTCATCCAACAATTGCTGCTGACGGATTATTGCGTTGGCTTCGTTGAGTCCGCGCTCCAACCTCCTGCACAGCATACCGAGTTCGGCCACGTTGTGAGGTGTACTGTCTGATATCGGGGTGTCGCTCATTTCGCCTCCTCCCTCGCTTTGAGCATCGCGTCGGCCATCTCATATGCAAACTTTGCAGCCAATGGTGGAATAGGGGATGAGTGCTCACCCTGCTGCCACAATTCTTTAAGCACAGCAGCCAACACAGCCGCCGCGAAGTAGTCGCGGAGGGTCATGCCGGGGAACTTGCGAGTGTCGCATACTTCACCGTTGCAGCGTATTTGTTCCTCACATGGAAACGCCGGTCCTCCGTTGTCGATTGGTTGGTTGCTCATTTTGATTCCTTCTTCTTCCGGTTCTTTGTCCAGTAACTAACCTCGTAAGCTTTCACTCGCTTGAATGCTTTGTACGCTTCACCGGCTTCCTTGCGGCTCAGCACCATCACTCCATTCCCATCGTTCACGATTCTCTTCACATTATCGCTCATCGCCCACCTCCCAGTGCGTAGTGCAGGATCAAGAGCGCATCGCAATTACCTAGGGTCACATCGAGTTGTGGGTACAACTCCTGAGCCTTGCTCTTCAGCTTGCGCTTCCACTCAGGACCGGTGGCGCATGCCTTTCTACCGCCGAGTCCGAGGGGTTCCTGCCAGATCTTGGGTTCGACTCGGTGCAGTGCGTAGCCCTGAGAGTAGGCCAGTCCTTGGACGATGCCGTAGTTTTCATGGAGTGTTGCGACCGAAGCAGCAGGCGTCAGCTTGGACACGAACTTGGGAACCTTCTCAATCCACAAGTGGCTATCTGCTAATTTGAATCCGCTTAGTAGTTGCGCCATATCGGGCAATGATTCGGGCATTGGGAACAGTAGGATGCCGTCCTTGGTGTGGATAGCGAACCCGCCGTTTACGCCTGGGTCACAGGCTACGATTGTTTTGTTCATTGGTTTTGGTGTTCTGCGATTTGATGGTGAGAGAGTGGCCTACATAGATCCCCGCGATAACGCACAGTGGCATCAGCACGGCCATACAAACGATTGTGATGACGGTGTTCATACAATATAGCATCCAAGTTCCTTGTAGCATTTGAGACGTTTCTTCGCGTGAGCCATAGCCAGCGGATGGAAGGTGTCCTTGAAGTCGTGGATGATCGCGTGGTCCTTTCCTGGCGCACGGCGCAATGCACGGCTGGCCCGCTGGATAGTCTTCTGGGCACTGCGACCACCGGAGACCATGACCAGTGTGTGGACGTTCGGCAGATCCAATCCCTCATCGGCCAATGAAGTGGCGATCATGGTGCTGATATTCCCAGCTTTGAACTCCTCGATTGCTTCGCGTCGAAGCTTCTTCGGCATCTTAGAATAGACGAGTACGGAGCCTCTCAATGCCAGCATGTAATGCTCACCGAGGGTTACCCGTGGAACCAGAACGAGGGTGGGGTGCTTGGGTCCACCGGATGCGGCCATCATAGTCGCCATGTCGTTCCTCGCCTTATTCTGGCAGATTCCGATATCGACCAGAGCTTCCCAAGCGCACATCGCTCGGAGTTCCTGGTGGCGGATACGCATGTAGCGTTTGCGATCAGCGAAGAGTCTTTCGATCTGGTCATCGATCCGTTGCTGGAGCATCGGGTCTGTCGATGGGTGCATGTACACATTAGCGTGGGCCAGAACATTGCCCAGTTCCTCACGCTTGATCTCGAAGCTGTTGTTGGCAAAGAGATAACGAAGTGCGGCGTTGCGCTCTGGGTCATCGCACCACGGGGTGGCATCGAAACCGAAGACCGATCCGGGGCAGGACTCGATGATTCTTCTCCAAGTCTCGGCTGGCGCATGCTTCGCCTCATCGACGATCAGGACGGCCTTCTTGGAAAAATCGACTGACTCATGCGGGCACCGGACTTCGACGCGGGAGATGTCTACCCCGGCAGCGATAAGCGCACTGGTTGCCTGATTGCAGGTCTCGCGGGTGGGGGCGAGCCATCCGAAGCTCACATTGGGAAATTTGGTGGCAGCGTGTTTGATGATCGAGGAAGCGATCAGTGTCTTGCCGCATCCTGCTGGTGCGATGATGAGTCCACTGTTGGCAAGCATGGCCCATTCGACCGCTCGTTGCTGGTATGGACGAAGCAGAAATGCTTGCGTCGAAATGGTTTCGGGATGATCTTTGGTCTGCATAGCGTGTCGTTGCGCTCTGTTTGTTTGTTTTGGACTCATATCACCCCCCGGAGGCTGCACACTCCGGGGGGCTTTGTTTTATGGGTTAGATGGTGTCGATGTCGGACGGCACCTTCTTCATGCGACGAACGCGAAGAGCGATCTGCTCAGCACCGTTCTTGTCGGTGTACTTCTCCTCTTCGAGGACGACGATGAGCGAGAGTCCTACGAAGCCTTGGAGGAATCGGAAGAAGGCTCCGTTGACGCTAAAATCGAACTCGGCCCCATCATCGATGTTGGCTTCGGTCGCGCTGATGAGGGCTTGAATGCGCCACATCATGGTCTCCTTGAGCAGGAAGCGGTCGCTGATGACCTCACCATTTGCGCCCTTGTAGCGGAGGGTGGCAACGCTGTTGCCGGACTTGTCGAGACCATCATCCTTACAGGAATTGATGACCACGGTGTATTCGCCGGGACCAGCGAACGGCTTAACTTCTGCGGCGGAACGATCAACTTTGAATGTCATGTGAGTATGTATGTGTTGGTTTGTTTATTCGGACTGACGAGCCGCCCACACGGGCAGCGAAAGGGATTGGATCTGGGATGAGTAACAGGGCCAAGAGTTGAGTTCTTGGCATTCGATGAATGTCTTGAGCTGCTCATCAATGATGGATTGACCCACATCGATGGCCAGTTGATCGAGTTCGTAGCAAGCGACTCCGTAAGGAGCCTCCTTCTCGACTGCGATGAACACGAACCGGTTGATACCGGTGATACGCTGATACCAAGCGGCTTGAACGTGGTACCGGAACTGAGCGACGGACTTGGCGAAGGCGTTGGCCGATGCGTCCTGGGTGGTCTTGAGGTCTATGATGTAATCACTACCCATACCATCGATGCGGGCTTTGACCTCCACACCGTTCCAGTTGTCGAAGTACGAGACCTCGGCCTTGATGCCATTGAGTAGGCCAGAAGCTGCTGGATGAGCGTGAACCGCAGCGGCTGCTCCGGTGATGTTGTCCCACTGCTCTTGAGGCAGAGGGGTCTTGCCAGAGTCCAGAATGGCTTGCCACGCGGCCTTGCCCTCCTTGGTGCGTCGATCTCCATCGAACACCGTGTACTGGCCTACGAAGCGATCAGGCTCCAGCACGGCGCAATGAGCGGCGGTACCGAACTCCAGTGCGGGACTGGATTCGTTGCGGGTGGTCCCATCCTGCCAAGCGCGGAAGTGAGCGGGCGACTTGCGGAACTGATC